CCTTCACGCTCTTCGTCTGCGCCGAACGGTTGGCCACCGAGAACGTCACTTCGATGACGTTCAGACTGCCGGCCATGAGCGATTTCCGCTCGCCGATGCTGAAGTTGTTCAACCGGAACTGGTCCGGTCCTGCCGTCACGTCGAGGAACTCGGTCGGCGTGACGCAGGTGAACGCTGCATCGTCCGCCCAGACCGGAGCCGGCGCCGCGGCAAGAAGCATCCCCAACGCCGCTATTTTCATGTGCATGTCGGTCCCCCCATCGTCGATCTACACGGCCACAGAACACGGCCGCGGCGGCAAAGACAACACCCACTCGGCTTGTCGGCATGTGCCGCTCGCCCCACATTCGGCCGCATGCTGAAGCTGCCCGACATAGCCTATCCCCTCGTCATCGACAGCATCGGCAAGATGCTGGCCTTGGGCGACGAGCTGAGCGTCCATTGCAACAACGACGGCTGCAACCGGCGAGCGCGGATCAACCTCGTGGCGCTCTGCCGGGCAAAGGGCGTGGATCATAGCTGCATGGACGCCGACCTGAAGCCCCTCTTCTTCTGCGCCCCATGCCGGCGGGCGGGGCGACCTGACCGCAATATCGCCTTCATCTCCCACCCGCCGACCAGCATCAGCCGGTGGCCGCGGGGCCGGAAATGATCAGCTCGCGCGCCGGACGGCCTTTGCCGCCGCCGACCGTATAGAGCAGCTCGGCCTCCTCGATCGTCGCCCAGCCGAACAGGTCGCGGATCTCGGGCACGTCGTTGATGGACAGCACGAAGCGCCCTTGAAGGCCCTTCAAAGCCTCCGCGAGCCGGACGAACTGGTCGCGATCGAACAGCTCGCGGCCGTAGTCCCCTTCCGAACCCCAATAGGGCGGGTCGAGGTAGAAGAGCGTCTCCGGGCCGTCGTAGCGGGCTAGGAAGGCCGGCCAGTCGAGCTGCTCGATGACGACGCCGGCAAGACGCTCATGGACCTCCTCCAGCAGCGGTGCCACCCGCGTCAAGTTGAAGCCGCCGGCCGAGCGGCGATCGACGCCGAAGCTCTGGCCGGTCACCTTGCCGCCGAAGGCGGTGCGCTGCAGGTAGAGGAACCGGCCCGCCCGCTCCAGATCGGTCAGCGTGGCCGGGTCGGACGCCTTCAGCCGGTCGAACTCCCTGCGGCTCGTGAGCTGGAAGCGCAGCGTGTCCATGAACTGCGGGTAGTGCCGCTGGAGGATGCGGAAGAGGTTGGCGACCTCGCCGTTGCGGTCGTTGATGACCTCGACTGGCGGGCGGCTCTCGCGGCGGAAGAACACCCCGCCCATGCCGACGAAAGGCTCTGCGTAGGTCCGGTGCGGGATCGTCGCTATTCTTGCGACGATGCGGGCAGCCAGCCGGCGCTTGCCGCCGATGTAGCCGGCGACCGGGCTGACCGGACGCACGGCGTTTAACTCAATCTGAGACTGCATTTCGATCCGTTCACGAATCAGTCACGGTCCTAGCGCCCGCAAGGGCCGCAGGTGTGACGGCTATCTCTGGTCGCTGTCGGGCGGGTCGGGTCGCCAAACTGGGCCCGCCTCCGGAGCTTGCTCCGGGCACCTGTGCTCCTAGGACTGCGGCCAGTCGGCCGCGTCGATCTCGGCGGTCTCCGTGATCGTCTCGCCCTCGATCTCTGCAAGGATGGCGGCCTCGGCGGCAAAACAGGCCGCGACATGCGCCTGCACCGCATCGCTGATCGCAGTGATCGTGGCCGCGTCGATGGTGACGAAGCCGGCCGGCGTCTTCCACTCGGTGGTGAAATCCGGGTCGCTGTTGGCCTTCACCCGCGCGCCGATGATCATGATCTTCGACCTGTCGTCGGTCGCCACCGGCACGCCGCCGACCATGATGCCGGCGGTCTCGACCCGCCAGCGCTTGTCTGCCGCATAGGCCGCGAGCTGTTCCTTGGTGGGTGCCGGCGGTGCCGGCGGCGCATCGGCGATCTCGCCGCCGTCGTCGAGGAAGGCTGCGAGCCGTGCGTGGGCCGGCGTGTCGCCCTCGGCCGAGGGCAAGGTGGTGGTCACGCCGTCTTCAACGAGGTTGATCCACCCGTCGTCATCCCGGTAGGCGAATGTGGTCATAGCGAGATCCTCGCGTCGGCGGTAAATCGAACGTTGGCGATGCCGGCTATGCCGGCGCCCGTGCTGACATCGACGCGCATGGTGAAGCCGGACAGGTCGGCTCGCGGCGACGGGGTGCCGGAGCATCGGTCGATCAGGTTGTAGGCGGTGATCGACACCGCGGGCACGACGCGCATCTGCGTCGGGAACGACAGGTAGTAGCGCAGGCCGTTGGCGACCGCCGAGCCGTAGTTGGTGTAGGTGTAGTGGTCGAGCTGGTCGGTGTTCTTGTAGTAGTAGCGGAAGCAGTTGAGCCGATCGACGGCGAGCGGCGGCGCCCGGAAGGGTATCGGCTTCGCCCCCACCGCCAACATCGGCCGGCTGACGGTCCCGCCCGCGAACTCGATCGAGATGTTCCCGCCCGCGTGGTTGAAGGTGACGGGCGAATTTGACCAGGCCGCGCCGTTGACGGACCCGGTCGCCGTTCCCTCCCAATGCAGTGTCATCGTGCCGAGCGGCGTGCCCGGATCTTCCACGATCTGCTTCAACCGGCCGGCCGCGATGGTCGCGACGCCGTTCGCAAAGGTGAAGTTCGAGGCGGTGATGCCACCCCACTGGTCGATCGCGTAAACGCCGGTCGCCACGGCGCCGCCCGCAAAGCCGTTCTGGTTGACCCGGAATAGAGGGTTGAGGAGGAGGTTTTCGTAGCCCAGCAGATCGGTGATGGCGCCGTGCAACCGCATGGGGTCGATCGCGCGGCGCTCCACCATCCGGTCAGCCGCGTCCGCTACCGTCGCCCAAGGCATGTGGTTGACCAGCCGCCACGACGCGCCGCTGTAGGCGAACAGCGCATAGCTGCCGACCTGTAGCGCCCCGATCGTCAGCGCGGTTCCGTCCGCGAAGGTGACCGGCTGGGCAGCGCCAGCGTTCACCTTGAGCGTGACGCCCGTGATCGTGTTGGTGTTGCCGATCTTGACCAGCAGCAGCGATCCCTCGGCGATCGTGCCGACCGCCGCCACCTGGATCGCGTTCACCGCGCCGGTGTCGAGCGCATACATGCCCGCCCGGATGAAGCCGCGCAGCGCCTTGTAGAGCTGCGCCCTGTCGTCGACATCGAGGACGATACCCGCCTGCTCGATGATGTAGGCGACTTCCTCCTGAAGGCTGTTGAACCACGGCGCATGCAGGTTCGTCGCAGGGATGCCGCCGACCGGATCGCCGTCCGTGAAGCCGGACTTGCCCGGCCCGAACAGGTCGGGGACGGCGGTGGCCGTCGAGATACGTTGCATGGGCTGTCAACCTCCGTAGCCAAAAAGCAGGTGAGTGTGCGCGGGCTTCACCCGCGTCAGGACGCATTCCAGCAGCTCGTTGCCCCACGAGCGGATCGGCTCGTTGCAGGCGCTCGCCGTCGTCATCGTGACGATGCGCACCGCAGGCGCGTTGACGCGCCAGACATGGCACCACGGCTCATTGTTGATCGGGTCCGTGCAGGGCGAGATCGCCGTGAAGGGCCGGTATTCCGTGATGGTGATGGTAAAGCCGAGCCGGCCGGCCAGCTCGATGAAGAACGCCCGCGACTGGCCGCCGCGGCCGGTCAGCTTCTGCACGAGCCGCTGCCGGCGCTCGCCGATCGACTGGACATCGGGAACGCAGGGGTCCGGAAGCGCCGCCACGCGCTCGAAATCCTCCAGCAGCTCCTCCGTGGTGCGAGGGTCGGCCTCGCGCAGCAGATCCTGCGCCCGGCCGTCGATGCGGGCGAACTCCTCTGCGAGACCGCCCAGCAGACGCGTCAGGCCGGCGCCGGCCGCACGGCTCCACAGGTCGCCGGGCGGCAGCAGCGACTGGAGCTGCGCGAGATAGCCCGCCGCGTTCATGCGACCACCCATGTGATTGCGCCGAGCCGGGAAATCTTGCCGAAGTCGGTGGCGACGTCGCCGGCCGGAGCGATCAGCGTGTGGCTGTATTCGCCGGCAGCGGCCGAGATCGCGGCGGAAAGCCGCGAGAACGGCAGCACGCCGCCGGGCGACGCCTCGCGGCGGATCATGGTGTCCAGCTCTGTCGTGACGGCGGCCCGCACCGTGGCCGTATCGGGTGAAAGGCGGATCTCCATGTCGAGCGGTTCGGCGACCGGCGCTATGACGGTCACGGCGGCCGTGACCGGCCGCTCGTCTTCGACATGCGCCTGCACCGCCTCGACGACGGGACCGGCCGGGACCGAGCCGTCCGGCATCACGAACGCGATGATGACGGTGCCCACGCCGAGCTGGTTCGGATAGACCCATACGAGCGTGTCGCCGATGACCTCGCGCACCCACGCCTTGTAGTCATGCGCGGCGCCGCCGTGGGGCGGCTCCTGTATGCGCGTCAGCACCCGCCTGCGGAGCGATGTGTCGTTTTCTTCCTCGCTGCCGCCCGCGAGGCCGGAGCCGCCGCCGGCATCCGCCACGGCCGCCGGTGAGCGCACGCCGACCACCGGCGAGACCAGCTGGAGCTGGGCGCCGATCGGGGCGTTGCCGGCCGAGCCGGCTTCCACGGCCGTCACCGACGCGGTGGCGGTTCCGTCAAGCCCGATCTCCACGCTCGCATCGACCAGATAGCGCTGATCGTCAGCGCGCCGCAGCTCAGTCTCGGCCGCGACGGTCGCCCCGGCCGATCCGGTGAACGCGACACTGCCCTGCGCGCGGGTGGCCGGCCGGCGTTCGATCCCCCAAATCCCGGCGTGGCGCTGCAGCTCGTCGTCATCGGCCTTGTCGACCAGAACCTGCCGCGAGATCCACGACAGGTAACCGTGCAGCTCGTGCGAGGCGATGGAGAGCATGCGCACCAGCACCCATTCGAGCGAGCGCCGCATCAGCGCCGCCACACCGCCGAGGCCGCGCACCACGTCGCCGCCGACGCGGTCGCGGATCTGTTCGGGGCTGGGACGGGAGAACGGCATCAGGCGCTCGTCGAAACCGAATAGGTGAACACGGGGTTTGAACCGTCGGGCAGGACAACACCGATACGGACGGCCAGCACACCGGAACGAGCCCACGCGGCCGAGACATCAAGCGCCGTGGCGATGCTGTCCTCGACCAGCCATTGCAGGGCCTCGCGGCAATAGTCCTCGCCGTCGCGGCGGGTCTGCTCGACCTGTTTGCGCCGCTTCAGCAGCCACAGCCGCGAGCCGATGCGGTCGCCTTCGGTGGTGGCGAGAGCGTCGCCCACCCAGCCGCGGCGGTCGCCGCTGTCGTCGGGCAGCATGTCGTCCGGCCCCGCCCGGCGATCGGTGAACAGGCTGATGAGGATCGCCGTCCGCAGCGTGTCGTCGTCGACAAGGCCGCCGTCGACGATCTCGACGTCACCACCCATCGCGTCGACGTCCCAGATCATGGAGAGCATCACATCTCCTCCGTGGGCTTGTCGGTGCCGGGATGGACGTGCCGGTTGTAGATCTCGCGCATCTCCTGCATGGTCCGCCCGGCCCCGTCACAGCGGTCCCTGACGTCCCCCGTCACTTCCAGCAGCGGCGCGTCGATGCGCACCTTGCCCGGCGCCGTGATCAGCACCGAGCCATCCTGCGCCAGAAGGATCGAGACACCCGCGTCGTTGTAGATGGCGGTCTCGCCCGCCTGCGCGCCGGTCGGCCGCGTGCGGCGATCGTCGACGGCGATCACGATGGGATGGTCCCGGTTGCCGCCCAGCGACACCATGACGACTTCGGCGCCGGGCTGCGGATGCGAGGAAAAGCCGTACTGCTGGAAGCGCTCGACGCCGTCACGCGTCTCGCCGTCCAGCACCGCCACCTGCAGGCGCTGGATGCCGTCGCCGTCGCCGACCATGGTCAGCTTGCCGCGGGAAAGCATGTTCATGATGCGGCGGTGCGTCGGGGCCATCAGCCGGGAAAAGTCGCGGATGTTCATCAGCTCGGGTCCCACAGCGAAAACGGATCGTCGGAAGAACCGCCCTTGGCCGCCTTCTTCTTCGCCGCGCCGGCCTTTGCCTTGTCGCCGCCGCCCTCGGGCTTGTATGCGTCGGGCGGCGCGACCTCGATTTCGGCGGTCGTTCCGGCTTCCGACAGGTTCAGCACCACGCGCGGGATGAACAGCGTTTCGCGGTCCAGATTGAGGTACTCGTCGGTGACGATGACGCGCTTGTTCGGTCGCCACAGCTTGCCGTTCGCGCGCCAGTCCTGGGCGACGTAGGTCGCGCGTTTCGAGCGGCCGGCATTGACGGCCTTCTGCCACTCGGCACGCTTCTTCAGCGACGCGCGGTCGCCCTGACCCTCGCCCTGAATGATCGTCGGCCTGTGGCGCTTCACGGCCGGGTCGGCGACCGACGCGCTCGGGGATGCGGCCTCGGCGGCGTCGCCGAATGCGTCGCTGCCCTCCTGCTGGCCGAGCGCCCGGTATTCGGAGAAGCGCTCCTTGAACGAGAAGTTGCCGTTGGCGCGCAGCACGTTGACGCCGAGCACCAGCTCGGCCGGAGCCTCTCCGGTGCCGTGCTGGGTCAGCACCAGCCCGCCGCTGCCGTCCGACATGGCGAGCACCGAGCGCATGCGGGCGGCCCGCTCGATCGCCTCCCATGCCGTCTCGCCGGGCTGCACCGCAAAGCGGTCGAACGGCTTGCCCACGTCGGCCTCGGCACTGACGGAGACGGAGAACGGCTGGGCCAGCCGCGACGCGATCTCGGCCAGGGTCAGGTTGCGATACTCGAAGGGCGGCAGTACCGCGCAATCGACGAGGTCGCCGGCGGCGTCTCGTCCGGTCACCTTCACCTCGTGGTTCTGCGCGTCGTAGGACACCGACACGTCGTCGACCCAGCCGCGGATCACCGTCTCGCCGTCGATCGACACGCGGCAGGCCGCGCCGGGGCCGATCGGGCGGCGGGCGCTGCCGGCCCATCGCTCGGTCAGCGACAGGTCGAACGTGCCCGACGCTTGCTCCATGGACAGCGTGATCTGCACGGACTTCCAGCCGTACCAGTCCATGCCGTCGATCGAGAGCGCCACCCGGCTGGTGGAAAGATCAGCCATTGGCGACCACCTCCAGCGGCACGCCGCCGGGCACGAAGCCCGGATGACGGACGCGGTTCCGCAGGGCGATGCGGCCGCCGCGCGCGAAGACCGTCTCCAGTTCGTCGCCGTCCAGCCGATAGGCGATCAGCGAGGCGGGCTGGGTGGCCGGCAGCGTCACCCGGCGCACGCGCGGCAAGGGCGGGCTGATGCGGGCGACATGATCCGCCCAGCGGGCGCCGAGGTCGCAGAGGCCGCGCCACGCCTCGTCCCAGCCCTGCGCACCGGCCTGATCGGCCGCAGCCTCCAGAGCCGCGGCGATGCGCTCGGAATAGGCGGCGAGCTGGTCGCGGCTGTCCCACTCGACGGTGGTCGCGGCCTCGGCCGCAACGGCGGCGGCCATGGCGTCCGCCATGAAGGTGACGGCGGCGCGGTTGGCCGTCTCGACACGGTCGCCCGGTCGCCCGGCCACGGTGCCGAGGATAGCGAGAGCGGTATCGGCGACGCGGACCTGCTCGTCCGGGTCCGTCGCGAAGGATTTGACAGCGGTCGGGATGAGCGCGAGCGCGCGGATCGTGGCAACCGTGAGATCTGCGGCGGCGCTGCCGTCGCCCAGCGTATCGGCGGTCATGGCCGACAGCCGATCGAGCGCGTCGGCGATCGACATGGCGCGTCCCGTCTCCGGCGTCACCACTGCGCCGATGCCGGAGGCGGCCGTCATCAGCCCCGAG